ATCATCTCTTTATTTTCCTCCTCTTCAAACCATGACTGGGTACATCTGGACCTTTCTATTCCAGAATCCACCGAGCAAACGCCCGGCGTTGAGATTAAGATCTAATTCTCTAGGTACCCCCTTCGTCACTCCCAACTCTCTTTTCCAACGCGCACATCGCTCCCTAACCTGCACATTAAACTTAGATGCAGCTCTTATGTTACCAGCCTGAATTCCTCGTACGGCGTGAGCCGCATACTTGGAAATCAGGTCATCATCGGTAACACAAGGGGAGAGGTTTGCGAATCCTCTCATGAATCCCCCGGTGAAAGGACTTTCTGTTTCACCAAATGTCTCAAGGTGTTGATCGTATTCGTTCTCCCGTACCATAACGGGCTCTACACCAAGCCGTCTGCATGCAGACGCGACCTCCGCGGTTGCGGTGGCCATTAGGTGAGAGTGAACCAGGCCGACGTGGTTGGCCTGAACCAGTGCAAAAGCACCGGTCGGATTTTCGTGACATCCTTGGACCACAGAACAATCGATGTTTGTGTATCTGTGATGGGGGGGGGGCGCAAGACCAAGGCCCCCGAGAGCGCGTGGAAGGTAATAAGCCAAACTGATCTTATGAAGCTGCGGGAATTCCTTGCGGAACAATTCGAAGCGTTTGACTTGTTTACCAGAAAAGAGAGTAACACCTTTCGATACCTCTACATCATTAACATCATAATCGCCCTTGATCTGCTGGACGAAAATGTGGCTTCTTGCGGGTACAGTGATAAACCACTTCTTGTAGTCTTCTAAGCGCTGAGGACGGGATCGCTCCCAATCCTCAAAACAACACTTAATGCGCCAGGCTGCAGCAATGTTTTTACTTGACTGTGAGAGTCCCTTGTCGGACAGGAGTTTAAGAATCTTTTTTCCTCCTGCTTTCTTAGAAATCTCATCAATCGGCAACCGGTTGACTACATAATCACTGTAATACTTCTCCCCTAACACCCTAGCAGACTGGAGTGACGCTATAAAGTCACATGGTCGCAAGACCAGTCCACCGACAGCTGACCTAGTGCCGCCATAGAGGAGCCGCATGTTAATTTGAGGTACCTTTCTCACACCGCGACGGGACGTTTTGTAAAACTCGGAATTAATAACCAAAACTTTCCGAGAAGTATAGTTCTTCCCCAACGAAAACTTGAGACCACACACCTTGGTAATTTCTTTCCATAGTGTGTAGTGGGCTTGATTAACAGCCCTAAAAAGGATATCATCGCCATTAACTACCATCGGCAGCTCGGCGAGGGTGCATTTACGACCAAGCACCATCTCAAACGACAGCCTAGTGGCTGCCAGATTGATCAGGCACAAAACCGGAAAGCTAACAGGTGAACCCATTAGTTGCCCCCATTGTTGTTTATACCCTTCCTCATCGTTACACGTTGTCTCTTTTTGATAGATAAGATGGTGCCCAGTAAGGCACCTATTAAGAATGATTTGGTCCTCAAGAGGAATACGCAGATGCATTGAGATCGCATTTTGCGCTTCCAACGACAGTGCCGGGTTCAAAAGATCCGTAGCACTCTCGTAGTCTCCAGAGACGTAGAACGTCTCCTTTGTCTTGGGAACCAAATCATTGTTAATTATCCTATCGAGAAGAACTTCTTTTTTGCAGGGTGCTCCGATTAACTGAGCTGCGGGATGTTTCCGCATGCGGGCATGTATCTTAGCCTGCCACCTGCGACCCAGATGATATGGGTCCATGTCCCCCTTCGTGATCGTCCTTACCTTAAAAGCTTCCAGGAGTGGAACGACTTCAGCAAAAACATGCTGATGCCTATACGTATACTTTTCCTCTCCGCTGTTGTATTTGCAGAGCTCAATACCGTACTCATGAACATCTGAGTTAAACTCAAAGATCTCAGCCAGTCCTTCAAGTCGTAAAGACTCGATATGGTCACGATGCCACTGAAGTAAATCAGCGGCATTGTTTCCCTTGGTCCACTGGTGTCCGAATCGAATTTGACCGTCGAGAGCTCTGTCTCGAGAACAGTCTTCTTCATATTCGGCATCCAGTGGGTCACAGGTACCATAGATTGGCTCCACAAGGTATTTTTTCTGTGGATGAGCGGCGTAACCCAGAAAAACCGGGCTACATATGGAATAATACGTATACTTCCCCTCCTTTCCCCTTCTTTCTTCTTCTCTCCATCCCCCTATGTTGTAAAACATCTCACCAGCTGCGCCGCCGTTGGCGCGCCCAAAGGCGTATGAGGCCCCAAGGGAGGGGTACACACGTCCTGGACGGCGTTCTTCAAAAATCGGCTTTATCTGACGCATCTGGCATACATAGGTTTCTCCTTTTTCGTGTTCTGTCCATTCTTCTAAAGGCGTCTCAAACTGTTTCCCCGAGTAAAAGATCTCGTTCGCAGCGCGATGGACGGACTCTAGGATGTTCTCCTTGAGCTCGGGTCGGTCACCTGGTAAATCCAAATTAAAGGAATTTACCACCTGACCGACCACACCGTTCACCACACCGCAAAGAGCGGCGCGATGTTTAATCATTGCCGCCTCAACAAAAGACTCGGAAACAGGAAGAGAAGCATTTTTCGCCATGTAGAAATTGTAGGCGAATCGTTGGACCTGGGTGCAATCTCTTAACTTCTTGCTGCTCAAAATACCATTCCACCACTTATGCCAGGTCGGGCTAGGGAAGATCAGACTGAGGAACTGAAGTGGTTTAACCCACTTCGGCTCCTCAGGCAGCTCAACCTGACGCAACGTCCGGGCAAGTAGTGAAGCAGTAAAGAATTTCAGTGCCTTTTCCAAAAGACCATAAAGGCCTAAGCACCAAAAAGAACCAATTGATTCTGCAACATCAGTGTTTGTGATTGTCCAATAACGTAGGATAGATGTTTTAGTGGAGAGAGAGTGGCCAGGAAACCCATATTTACGAGGACTAGCCTCGAGAATTTCCTGATAGAAATCGGCCACATGTAGATAGGATTCGACGATACGGACTGTGCGGAGTAAGCATTCAAAAGGTGTGGTCGTGATATCGATCATGGTCTCATCTCGGATGATATTATTTTGTACACGTTCGAAGCCCTTGACTATAGCTAGCTGATCAACTGCTAGTATCTCAATTAGCCGGGAAGAAGTGCTGTTTTGCGACAGTGCTTCCGACTGATGAACTAATGAGATTATAGTCTTAAGGTTCTTGGTGTTAACATCGAGATCCGAGAAGGGGCTTTGGGTTGCAGCGTTACCCTGACACGCTGGACGGCTTGAGGATGGTTCGCCATCGAATAGTCCACTTTTCGAGCAGATAGAGCGGTTATACATTTTAGCGAAAGCTGAGTGTGTAATGTCGTTGTCTCTCGAGG